AAAGAAGAGCTTATTACAAAAACAAGACTTGAAAAAGCTTGGAATTATATAAAAGGAGCGACAATGGCAATCAACGTATCATTCAACGGTGCCACACTGTACAAGCCGGGTGCTTATTCGAAAACCACGATCGATTTATCGGGCAACGTCCCTCTGGGTCCAGCTGGTCTCATAGCCATCTTTGGCGAAGCTGACGCAGGCGAACCGGGTGCATCCGAAACCAACATTGCCGACAACTTCTTTACAGCTGATCGTTTGATCGAAGCTCGTGGTAAATATCGATCAGGCCCAATTGTCGACGCTCTTAACTTCTTGTTTTCTCCTGCATCTGATGGCGCAATCCCAAGCGGCGCCCAAACTGTGTGGGTTTATAAGACCAACGCCTCAGTGCGTGCAAGTCTTGCTCTTGCTGGTTCTTATGGAACTGTTCGAGCAAAAGAGTGGGGCGTCGGTGGAAATCAGATCTCCGTTAAGGTCCTTGCAACTGCAGAAACCGCTCCAGCAGTTACGGGAACCACGCCGCCGGGATATAGTGTGGCGTTAAATGGTGCCTCCTTTTCCGTTAGAATGAACGGTGGGACAGCTGCCGTAGTTACATTGAGCTCTACTTCCACCGATCACGATGATTTGGCAGAACTTGTTACTGAATTAAATGGTCTGCTTCCATCTGGTTTAACCGCTTCTGCATCTGGAACATCTGTTAAGCTTGAGATGGATGCCGCCCCTTCTCAATACCAAGAAGGATGGGGACGTTCTTTTGAACTCGTCGACTCAACTCCTGGCGATCTCGCCAAGCTTGGTCTTATTGCCGGCGTGTCTGTTTCAGCAGCTGAACCTAGTTGCACGATTTCGTTGAATCAAAAACGAGATCTTCTCGTTGAAGAAGACACCGTCGGCGGACATGTTGTCCTTGAGATTGGTCGCGATAACACCGGCGGCGCAACATCTGCCTCTGTTTCTGTTAGCGATAGTAAAGTTACTCTTACTGCCTCTACTGGCACTATTGAATTCGATAAAGCTGCATTTGTTACGATTAAGCAGCTTGCAGAGTCCATCTCCCTCCAACCAGGCTGGAGTGCTGCTGTTAGTAGTCCAGTTTACAACCAACTTGGTCTTGATGCACTTGATCTCGTGTCGAGCGTTGGTGCCTTTGGTGCAACAGGTGTGAAAGCTGCGCGCCTTAAAAAAGACGCTATGGAGGTTCAAGATCTTTTTGAGCAGTCCAATATCGCCGGCCTTGTCGCCCCGGCAACAAAGGGTCTTCCTGCCGCTCTAAGCGAAACGCTTTTGGCGGGTGGCGCAAAGGGTGGCACTCTGACATCTGATATCGTAAGTGCTCTCTCTAAATTTGAGAAGTTCCACGTTAACTCTGTGGTTCCACTATTTTCTAGAAACGCAACCGCCGACATCGCTGACAACCTCACCGATCCTTCCTCCACCTACACGATTGACGGTATCCATCAAGCAGTTAAGACACATCTCAGCTTGATGAAAACCACCAAGAAGAAAAGTGAACGCCAAGGATATCTGTCTGCTAAAGCTTCGTACAGCAGCTGTAAAGATAAAGCAGGCAATATGGCCGATGCTCGCGTTCAGATGGTTATCCAAGATATCCGTCAAATCAACGCACAAGGCGCCATCAAATGGTTTCAGCCATGGGCATTGGCATGCTTACTTGCTGGCTCGCGCGGCGGATCGCCGATCGGTCTTCCTTTAACCTTCAAGTTCATGAACTGCTCTGGTATCCGCCAAACCGCACAACCAATGAACACTCCTGAAGCCGATATCGTGGTTGACTTCGATCCAGATACGCAGTATGATGACGCAATCCAGTCTGGCATCACTTTCTTGGAAGCTCCGCGAACCGGTGGGTACCGCGTTGTAGTAGACAACACGACCTACGGCGTCGATGATAACTGGGTATACAACCGTGCAAACGTCATGTACGCTGCTGACGTTGTCGCTTACAACTTCCGCAACACCATGGAACTTCGTTACATCGGCGTTAAAAATACACTGCGAGCATCTGAAGTCCAATCTACTGCTGAGTCTGTTCTGGCCACGTTCTTGTCTCAAGGAATCACGGTCAGTACGGCAGATGCTCCGCAGGGCTTCAAGTCCTTGAGCGTTCGAATCGAAGGCAACACGATCTACATCTCGGTTACGATCAAGCTTGTAGAAGGGATCGATTTCGTCCTGGCCGACATTACTTTGCAACGCGCTAGCCAAACAGCTTAATCAAATCAAGTAATTAAATCAAAAC